CCGCAGGGCGAGAACGTCGCCTTGGCCAGGGCCTGCTCGACCTGCTGCAGGTCGGGCGCCCAATCGTCGGCGATGCGGAAAATGGTCAGGTTCTTGAACATGGTCTTGGGGTGTTGCGCCCGACTTGCGCCCGGGACGGTGGCGGCAGGCGGCTGCCTGCAGGAAAAAGCTGGGCAGGTGCCCAGATGGAAAATCAGGGCGCGTAGGGCTTGCCAGCGAGGCCGCAGTAGCCGTGGGTGCGCGTGGCGCGCTGCTCGTACACGGTGGCGCCGTTGGGGCCTTGGGCGGGCACGCTCTGCGTCGTGTGCTCCCAGCGCCACATGGCGCACTCCTCGGCGACGCAGCGCGCGGCGCTCGACGTGTGCTGGTCCGTCGTGAGCATGGTGCGCACTTCGGCCTTTTCAGGATCCTGCCCGAGCTCGAAGTCTTCGGGGCTGCGCACCTCTTTAAGTCGCACGGGGACGACATGCTTCGTGAGTACGCGGTTGTAAGCGGTGTCCACGTCGCTGTGGCCAGACTGGGCGACGCGAGACATGGGGCACCAGAGCTGGCGGGCTTCTTCGGGTGTGTGCATACAGTCCTTTCGGTGTGGATTGCTCAATTATGCGCAAATACTCAAAAATGGGCAATCAATACTGTGGCGCGGTCGTGACGCTACGCTTGCGGCATGACCGATGCTGCCCGTTCTGTAGCCTTTGACCCGCGCGCGCCCGCCGACGAGCGGCAGGACGCCATGGCGGAATTGCAGAAGGCCGCGATGCCCAAGGCCTTGTCCGACCTGATCCCTCGGGCCGACCTGCAGCCGATCATCGACTACATCAACCGCGACATGGAGGAGCAGGCGCTTGCCAAGGCGGCCAGTCGCGGAAACGTCATCCAGTTCCCGGCGGCGCAGAAAAAGCGCGGCGAGCGCGGCATGCAGTCGGTGTGGATCGACGACATGCAGATCAACGTGAACGGCGACTGGTTCGAGCGGCCTGGGCAGTTCTCGTTTGACGCCATGCGCGCCATGGTCGAGCAGACGCCCATCCTGAATGCCGTCATCATGACCCGGCAGCGGCAGGTGGCCCGGTTCTGCCGGCCGCAGAAGGGCGGCAAGGGCCCGGGCTTCAAGATCGCCAGCCGCGAGAAGCTGGAGAACGTGGACGAAAACGAGCAGCAGACCATCCAGCTGTTGCAGCAGTTCGTGCAAAACTCGGGCTGGGAGACCCGGCCGCGCCACCGCATGCGGCTCAAGCGCGACAGCTTCCCCATGTTCATGGCCAAGCTGGTGCGCGACAGCCTGACCATGGACAGCATGGCGATCGAAACCGAGTGGAAACGCGACAAGTCCCTGGGCCTCGACGGCGTCTATGCCGTGGACGGCGCCACCATCCGGCTGTGCTCGGAGGAGGGCTACCAGGGCGACGACGAGATCTTTGCGCTGCAGGTGGTGCAGGGTCAGATCCGGGCGGCGTACACCTATGACGACCTGATCTATGTCCCGCGCAACCCGCGGACGGACGTCATTGCGGGCGGCTACGGCCTTTCGGAGACCGAGCTGCTGGTGCGCGTGGTGACGGGCTTCCTCAACGCCTTCACCTACAACACCAAGTTCTTCGACAGCAACGCCATTCCCAAGGGCGTGCTCAACCTGTACGGCAACTACAGCGACGAGGATATCAACGCCTTCAAGCGCTACTGGAACGGCATGGTCAAGGGCGTGAACAACGCCTGGGCGCTGCCTGTCATGGTGTCCAAGGATTCCGAGTCGGCGGCCAAGTTCGAGAACTTCGGCGTCGAGGCGAGCGAGATCATGTTCGCCAAGTGGATGACGTTCCTGGGCTCCATCATCTGCGCCATCTACGGCATCGCCCCGGACGAAATCAACTTCGAGAGCTTCACGGCGGGCGCTTCCAGCCTGTCGGGATCCGACACCGAGGAGAAGCTGTCGTTCTCCAAGGACAAGGGCCTGCGCCCGCTGCTGTCGTACCTCGAAGACACGATGAGCGAGTACGTCATCGGCGAATTCAGCGACAAGTACGCCTTCGAGTGGACCGGCCTGGATGAGGAGGACGAGAAAACCGTCTTCGAGCGCAAGAAGCTGATCCTCACCGTCAACGAGATGCGCGCCGAGGACGGCCTAGAGAAGGCCGAAGGCAAGTGGGGCGACGCCCCGCTCAACCCCTCGCTGGTGGGCGTGTGGCAGCAGGAGGCCATGCCCCAGCAGGAGGACTACGGCCAGCCCGGCGCGCAGCCGGGTGGTGACGGCCAGGACGGCGGCCAAGGTGGCGGCGCCGACTTCGGCCAGGGCGACGACGGCCAGGAGCAGGATTTTGGCCAGCCCGACGGCGACGGCGGCGAGCCCCAGGACGGCGGCCAGGGCCAGCAGCCGCCCGATCAGCAGCAGCCCGACATGGCCAAGGCTTTCGGCCTTCCCGTGTTCCGCATCGAACCATGACCCTGAAACCCCAGAAGCTGAAAGAGCCCGAGCCGCGCGGTGACGTGGAGGTGGGCGATCACCTGTACGTGCACCACGGTGGCCAGCCGTGCACCGGCGAGGTGGTGGCCCACGGCCGCCATGGCGTGACCGTCAAAATCGGCGGCCAGCACCAGAAAGTGCGCTGGGACAAGGTGCTCGGCCACAAGCGCCGACTGCCGCAGCGCTACAGCGTGGTGGACCACGGCGAGGACGGCATGCTCGTGCAGGACGCCCTGGGGCGCCGCCGGTACGTCGCCATTCCCAACGATTCCAAGGAAGACCCCATGATCGCAAAATCGCACCAGCGCCGCGCTGTGCTGTTCATGAAATCGGCGCCCCCCGGCCCTGGGCTGGTGCAGAAGGAAATCACCGACCGCAACGGCGTGCGCGGCACGCGCTGGGTGCGCGCCACGCCGGACATGCCCAAGGCCGAGAAGGGCCAGCATGTCGGGTTCGAGAACGGCAACCATCGAGACCATGGCCACGTCATCGCCAGCGGCCAGCACGGCGTCACGGTGCGCGACCAAAAGGGTGGCGAGCACCGCGTGCCCCACGACAAGGTGACGCACCACTGGCAGGGGGAGGGCGCGCCGGACACCTCGCCCCACGACGAGCAGCCGGGTGACGGCCAGGGTGCGCAGGGCGGCCAGGGTGCGGCCGCGCCTGGGCCAATCGACCCCAGCTCGCTGTTCGACAAGGCCTCGGTCGAGTCCCTGCCCGACAAGGTCAGCCAGCCCGCGCAGAGCTGGGACGATCTCGTGCAGAAGGGCACCGAGGGCCTGGAGCACTTCCGCGGAATGCTTGGCAAGGTGCAGCAGGCCATGGGCCTCAAGAGCGGCATGAAGCCCGAGGACATTACGCCCGAGCAGTGGGAGAACGACGACGGGTTTCTGTTCATCGCCCCGCTCAAGGGCGAGAAGCGCGCCAAGGAAAAGGTCGAGGCCGACTACGGCGGCGACTGGTCCCAGCTGCGCGACATTGTCCGCGGCACGATCAGCGTGCCCACCATGGGCCACGTCAAGCAGGCGCTGGAGCACATGAAGGCCGCGGGTCTGGAGATCGCCCAGAAGCCGAAAAACCGCTTCGAGAAGCCGACCGGCGAGGGCTACCGCGACCTGATGACGTTCGTGAAACTGCCGAACGGCATGGTGGCCGAGCTGCAGATCCACACCAAGGCCATGACCTTGGCGAAGGAAAAGGGCCACAAGGACTACGAAATCACGCGGAGCCTGCAGGGCAAGTACGGCGAAGGTCAGCCCAGCGACAAGTGGTCGGACGAAGACCATCGCTCGTTTTACGAAGCCGTGAAGCGGCAGAAGGAAATCTACGATGCTGCGTGGCAGAAAAGTAACGGCAGCAAGGCGCAGCCGTTGATCAAGTCCGAGCAACGGGCTAAGATGACATTGTTGTTTTTGAGGAGTGCGTGATGGTTTTCATTGAGAACGAAGGAGCTCTTTTCCGGGGCCCTGCGCGCGCTTGGCCCAAGGAAGTCTGGAACGGCGGCGAGTTCGTGCCCTACCGCGGCGCGATGCCGAAGGACGTCGATTGGGGCAACGAGATCGACGAGGCCGAGGCCCAGCGCCTGATGGGGCAGGGCCAGAAGGCCCAGGGCGAGCAGCAGCCACGTGCAGCGGAGGTGGCTTGATCCTGCTATTCAAGTCCACCCCGGTGCGCGGATACACCCGCCGGGATGGCGTCTTTGTGAGCCCACACGTGCGGCGAGCCGATGCGTTCGCCGAGCGCGCCCATGCTGGCCAGTACCGCAAGGCAAAGCCGGGCGCCCCAAAGGTGCCCTACATCGAGCACCCGCGAGCCGTCGCCCGGATCCTGCACGACGAAGCCGGGATTGTTGATCCCGTGGTGCTGCAGGCGGCCCTGCTGCACGACACCATGGAGGACACCGGCGTCACGCACGAGAATTTGGTGGCCGAGTTCGGGCACGACGTCGCCGACGTGGTTGCCGAGCTGACCAACCCCAAGGAATTCGGCCCTGGTGGCAAGGCCGCATGGCAGGCCGCGCACGCCGCCAAGATGAGTGCGCGCGCAGCCGCGGTGAAAGTGGCCGACAAGACGGCCAACCTGCGCGATCTGGTGTCGAGCCCGCCGGACTGGCCTGGAGAGCGCAAGCGGCGCTACTTCGATGACGCCCTGCAGGTGGTGCAGGCCATCGGAGATCGCCACCCCGTCCTGTCCCGCATCTTTGAGGAGTCGTACAAGA